GCAATTGCCTTGATAACATCACGTGCCTTAGCCATCTTTATTAATTTCCAGCCTTGTTAATCCTTTTGGATATTGTAATTTAAGCTCATAACCCTTACTTTCAAATATATCAGATAGCATCCCTCTTATATCATCATTAACTATAGTAAGTAATTCCATTTCATTTGGCTCAATTTCAGACCTTATACCCTTATTTTTTAATGTATCAGTGTTTAATAATTTAGCCAGATCATCATTAAATTTAGCTCTATATTGTATAAAGCCACAATCATCAATGCCTAGGTACTCTACATCTATTTCGATTTTAAGTTTCATTTCTTGCCCCTATACATATACTTCTTTATTTCTTGATCAAAATACATTTGCGCGTTGCCTATATTATCTTTAATAGCATCCCTTAAAAACTTCCTAGGCTTCATTTTCTTAGTACCAAGCTCTAAATATTTCGCATAGACTTTTTTAGCGCCAAATTCTAATTGTTTAGATCCATGCACTTTAAAATCTAACGTGCTTCTTAATCCGGTTCCCGCCGTCATTTGTGCCGGATATTCCCAAGGAGCAGAAGCTACATGCTTGCGTGTTCTGTTGCCCTTGTATATATAATAAGTCCTACCGCTCTTTGGCTTTTCCAACATCTTCTTGGATGTATATTTAACTAATTGCTTACCTAACCTGTAATACGCCTGCCTAATCCCGCGCTGAACATCATGTTCTATTGATTTTATTTTAAGATAAACCGCCTTGTTTTTAACGTCTTCTTTAAACTTCATTATGTAAAGTTAACCTGCTCTGTAGAATCACCGCGAATAGCTGCATCAATGCGCATAAAACGCTTTCTTTCATCTAAACTATCTACTTTCAATATCCTAAAATATTGATCATCGAATAATATATAAACATCATTGTAAGCATCTCTATTTAATGACGATAAATAACGTATATAAAACTCATGTGTTTTATCGGCATCAATATTACTGCCGTCAAACATAGTCTTAGGCTTTACCGTAACCAGCTTAGCCCACACAGCATCTATCAGGGTGAAGTCTTCATCATAATCAACGCCGTCATCATTAAGCCTATTAATATTGCGCTCATACAACTCAATTAAGTTTCTCATGTCGCCTATTGCTTGAGCTTTTACGGGCTGCTTAGTTGAACCACACTTCATAATTAGGCTTTAATTATCTTGTTGCTGGTATATATCATTCGAGACAGTGCAGGGATATTGGTTGAGCAGTCTGCACAGTCTCCCCTGTTTTCGTAATACGCTGCAATATGTTCTAGCATCGCTAACTTTATATCAGCAGGAACGCTTGCACCTGTAGCCCCATAGCCAGCAACAAACGTTATTCGAACAGCCTGTTTCCTATCATCAATAATTTGCGGCCAATCTTGTCCATCTACCAAATAAATAGATGAAAAATCAGGATCTATAGTTGAGTAATAAGTTGTTGGGTCTACAGTCGTCAATGTGCCGTTTAGCAAATACTGTATCGATTGAATGCTTTGCAGCCTAGATCTATTTAACTGTATTTGACCGCGATCAATATAGACAAACGCCATATATGACGGAGGAAATTTATCGGTATAGGCAATATACGTTTTATTGATTAAATCCCTTCGAGTATATTGTTCTACGTAATTTGTTACTGCGTCAATCATTGCCTCTAGCATCGTATCTTCAGCAGTGGAGCTTAAAGGTAGTCTTAAATGCGTTTTAACTTCTGTTAGCGATAACGGTCTAGCCGCCGCTGCAACACTCACGATGTATTGCAGCACTGGCGGATAGTTCTCTAAATCCTGTAGGGCATTTGGAGAATAAATAAACATCTATTAACCATAATCTGCTGTTACTAATTGACGACTAACAGAAAATACTGCACCAGTGTCCAGTTTAACTGCAACAAAGAAGCCTGTTTTAGCAGTATCGGTAATTTCTAGAGTAAAAATACCTGTGGCCAAGCTTTGAACGCGTAACATTTTTTTAGCTGTTAATGCGCCTAAAACTGTACCGCTTGCGGCTTTAGCTTGCACTGTACCACTAGCAGTAGTAGCCGTTAATCCAATACCTGTAGAAGCATCAGACAACCACACTTCAAAGTTATGAGCACGCGCTAATATATTTGGAGTTGAAGCATTATCTTTAATAGTAATAGCAACATTGCAAACGTTAGCAGCACCTGCAGTAATAGCGAAAGTAGCAGACGTTGGTAAAACAGATCCAGCTATTGATGGAGTCGCGCCAGTGGCATGATCAACGCCGTCGGAATAAATAAATACTTTAGGACTACCTGTATTATTTTCAGCCATTATAGAACCTCTTTATTTTCTTTTGATTCAATATCAATCATCTTATTTTCTGTTGCTTTTCTCATTTTACGTGGCTTTTTAGCGTCTTCATCCGTAGAAAATTCAGGAAGATTAAGGCCGTCTTCAACGTAAACAGCATAAGAATGTTTAACCATTTCTTGCGCTGTTTTATCGTCTATAACTATCTCTTGCCCTTCATTATATTCCCTTACGTTGCCAGCATAAGACCACGCGCAATATTTAATAAAGCGAATCGTCACAGTCATAGGAATGCTCATTATTAATTAGCCGGTGTTGGTAAATTACTTGGATTGCTTAATATTGCTGTTGCAATTAATGTTGCTCCAGTTGTCACACCTGTAGAAACGATCTGCAAACGTACAAATTGTTCTTTGCCAACATAACCCAAACGTTTAATTTGATTATTAGCAGTAATAACTGCGCCACTTTCTGCTGTGCCATCATCTGGAATCAAAAAGCTACTGTCTACGTTGGTAAATGTAACGCCATCAGGACTGTCTTGAATGTTAGGTGTATAAGTTCCATCAGTATAAGCTGTGCTACGTATTTCAATTTCTAATGATTCATAAGAAATATCAGGATAAGTATCAATGCTAGCGCCGTTAGTAGTTGTATTAGACCCAATAGCGGTTGAGCTTAAAGCATTAGCTAGTAATACGTGGTTATGTAAATCTTTTGAAGCCATTTTAAAATCCTCAGAATTAGATTAATAACCCCTCCAAAATGGAGGGGGCTTTAATATTAGGTAGATACTTTCAGTTTTAAGAAAGCTTCTGGACGTGTACATTGACCACCAACACGACGCACTGCAATTAAGCGCACAATACTTTCGCTTGCTTGTGTATATACGTCACGAATTAAGTACATTCCCATGCGGTCTACAATGGTATAACCAACGCGGAAATCGCCGCAAATTATTGGATAAGCATTAGCTGCAATGCTGTCCATGTTAATCATCATTACGTAACGGTGACCGTTAATGGTAGGGAACTTGTCGTTTTCTACTGCACGATTCCAAATATATTGACCGATATTATCTTTCAACTTCATGGCGCGAATAATCGTGCTACGATTCATAGCATATGATAATTCATAACCGTATTTAATGTTGGTTAAATCCATAAAGTTATCAAAAGTAATGTCATTAGAAATACCTGAGTTGATTTCGCTGATATTACTATCTGTCATAATACCGATAGCTTCAGTTGGGCTATTACCGTTAATGAATTGAGCACCTTCTTGACGTTGGAATTCAATCATAATGTCGGTAGAAATTTCAGCTTCTAAATCGAACATAGAGTCTTGCATTTCTTCCATTGTGAACAATACTTCAGCATTAATCTTGTTAGCTTTAATTTCAAAAGTATTAAATACTTCACGTGAAGAAGTACCTGCTTGACCTTCGCCAGGTGTAGTTGAAGATAAGTTGGTAGTACGCAATACGATAGTAAGAACCTTAGAAGATGTACGACGAACGCGGCAAATTTGACGCATTGGAGAATATTCTACAATGTTGCGTTCTAGTTCGTTGCTCATTTCTGGAGGAACTAAAAACCCACCGGCTGGATCTACGTCAGTGCGAAGATATGATTTAACTTCTGCACTTAAAGAAGCAGGAGATGCCTTAGAAAACTCTACTAATGCTTTATACTCTTTGCTTTCTTTGTATGCCTTACCTTCAAAACGTTGCGAGCTTTGACGGCTAACAACTGCTTCTAAATCTTTCACTTGTTCAGCTAGATCAGTATTTTTCTGTTCTAAAGCCAAGAATTTACTTTTTTCTTTGTGCTCAAGGTCAATAAAGTTGCCAACAGTTTCTTCTAATTTGGCAATTTTACTTTTGGTTTCCGCGCTATCTTTTGTGCTTGATTCTACGGCTTCACGTAGATCGTGAACGCCTTTATTTAAAGAATCAATGTCTTTAACTTCTACTTGCATTATTCAGCCTCTCGGTAGTTTGTCTAAGGGTTTCAATGATGTGATCAACTTCAACAATGTTGTTGTTGCTCTTGCCTTCATTGCCCCCAGATTCACTCCGAGCTGGCGTTATGAAATATTTTGATAAATACTGTGCCGCTTTTTTAGTGCAGGCTCCTGAATCTCTCAGGAAGTTTTCAAAATCTCGTTTATTTTTAATCTGTAATGCGTTCTTTAAATTGCAATATTTTTTAATGGCTTCGTTGGATTTAACATCCCATATACGCGCCTTTAAATTAGCAGGATTTGGCACCATGCTGACTTCAAACAAATCTATCTCTTGCAGTTCTCTTGCACCGTTTACTTTTTCAGCCTTTATAGTGCTATATCCAATAGAAAATGAGGAGATTACACCTTGTTTTGCTAGCGCATATCCTTCTTTGCCGCGCTGAACTTCTAAATTAATTAATGCAGAACCTGCTAAGCCTTCATCTAAATCTTGAATATCATCTAATGGAATGCCGCCGATCAATTCTTTGTGCATGTATAGAAGTGGAATTTGTTGTCCCAATTCTTTATATCTTAGCAGTGACTTGGAAAAAGCGCCTTTAACAACTCGATCACCAACTTGGTCAACATTGCCATAAGTCGAAAATAATCCTTTAACCATACCATAGCGCTGACCTCCATTATCAATTTCCTTTGTTTCGGTGACTTTAAACTGAATTGTTTTATATTCGCGTACAACAGACATATATAATTTTTTAAAAATATTTTTATGCTGTGAACGTATCAAATAAAAATATATATTGCAATTCAAGCAATAGAAACTTCTTTTTTTATTAAAAAATAATTGATATAATCATAGCTAAAATTATTATTAATTTCAGCCATCACCACCTCATAGGTCTAAGATGAACAAACAAGCGATAGAACAAGCGCCTAAATTGATGCTTGATGATTACTCAAGTATAAAAGACATTTGTAAGAAATATCCTGCAATTAAAGAGTCAACTCTTAGATGGTACGTAGCCACTAGAAATCCAGACTTTATACGCTGCATAGTTAAATGGGGTGGCCGCGTTATGGTTCACAAACAAAAGTTTGTTGAATGGGCCAACAATAGATTGAGAATGCTTTAAAATGAATATTAATGAGTTTAAATGCTGGCTGGATGGATTTAGCTATACAATCAACGAATGTCCAACAAAAGAACAGTGGCTGACCATTAAAGATAAACTATCTCGCGCCATTAATGAAGAAAAAATTACAGAGATTAAACCTAAATATTTTGAAATTGATGAGCTGATAAAGACATTGCCGCCATTATTAATTTGAATAAAAAAATGGCCATTATATACGCCAATATATAACAGCCATTTTATCTTTTTTATTGTAGAACTAAAGCGTGGGTCAAGTTGTGAGCTGATACCTCAACAACTTTCAGTTTAAATGCTAACCGCCACAATACTTATTAAAAGGCTATTAAGTGAATTTAATTCACACCTTTGATCACTCTTCGCACCTCAGAATGCGAACATTAAACCATATCAAGTCACTATAAAGCAACATAATCCGCATCTAATCTAACAAGTAAATGACTACATCTACAATTTATAATGTTGTCAGGTGAAACACCAAATGACGTATCACCAGGGTACATTAAACGCTCACCCTTAACGATGAACGGCTGATTAATAGCAACCCTCTGGCCGTCTGCTGCTGCGTGCCAAGGCCTTGTTTTACCGTCTAATATTGATACCCATTGTTTAACAAATAGATCGGCTGTTGGATCTCCGCTTTCTGTGATTGATTCAAACTCTACTTCCTTAGTTTTCTCGGCAATATTTTGCGTCTCTGTAATAGATATTATTTCGGCCTTACCGTTTATCTTCTTAGCGAAATCATCGTTAACAAGTTTGGCAATGACAGCTGGATCTGGTTCTACGCCGTTTTGTATTGACGTCTGAATGGATTTAAAAATTGCTTCATCAAGCTCATCCTTCACCGTTCTTAATATTATCTTAGACTGTTTCTCACTATGGATAAGAATATATTCAGCTAGACTTGTATTAATAGCGTCGGTAATAGCGTCCTTACGTTCAAGACTCTTTATTTGCTTTCTGTCTACGCCAAGGAATGCAGCACTAACCCGACGATAGTGAGTACGTAATATGCCAACAAGTTCAGAATTATAGTCATCAACATTAACTATTTCGCCAGTTTGCGAATATTTAAGCCTGAAAACTTCTGCTATATTTCTTAACAGTCTTTTTAATGGGGGTTTTATTAGGTTTTCAAGGCGTAATTTTAGCGCAAGGTCTCTATTAGCCCTGCGCATGATGTCCCTTTTATTATCATTTAAAGCCATAGCTGCGCGCCATTTCTTTAATCTCACTCAACGAAAACATTCTATTTCCAGCATCGTCTTTTTGATTGAGCAGAATATCAATGAACTCTTTCTGTGCCACCACTTCTTCACTCTCAGCCTCTCCAATAGGCACAAAATTAGATTGAATATGAACGTTATCCATACCGTTTTCTTTCAGTAATTCATCGCCCAGCATTAGCCTTATTTCGTTTGGCGTATAAGATCCTAGATCCTTCTTAGCCTTAGCAATCTCCATTCTATACTGGGAAAGCGCTGGTATTTTATCTATTTGATAAGATATTCTTAAATTCTCGCTGTTAGGATATCTAGGCATTAAATATAAAGTTAACTCATCATATATTTGTTCTAACCACGGAAGAACAGCGTAGAAATACAGCTGCAACATAGCTTTAGAGACATTATCCATCGTCATATGCTCAGGCATCACTAAAGGCAACGGTATTTTAAGTGTATTATAAATCTGAACAACGTTGGATGTTTTTAATTTAAAGAAATCCATATCCTTATTACTAATACCCATCTCTTTAACTTTAACGCCATTATCTAGTAATTGTATTTTGCCGGCATTAACAGCACCCGTATAAGCTTGAGTTAGCGCTTTATTAAGCCTCATATATTGATCGTCGCTTAGCGAGCTATCAGTCTCATACGCCAAGCTCAGCTTGCCTCCATTAACCAGCAATGCTCTATTGTGGATTGCCGCCTGGATGTGCTGATCAATCTCATAAAATATAGGCGTCAAAATACTCATACCGTATTTACCCGATGCTGATTGGTAAACAGTATTGTTGGTTCTCATCTGCCAGATTTCGGCCATTCTAATATCATTAACAAAACGCCATCTTGGGCGCGCCATCTTCTCATCTCTGAAAAATACATCTACATACGGCATCGCATTAACATTTATCTGACCGTTAAACCCGTCGTATGGATTAGCCATAACTGTAACAGTTGATGGATGGACGTTTGCCATTTCTAATGGTTCACGCTTAACATTACCCCGCAGCACGGTGTAATTGTTTCCCGTCACAATTAAATATACTGATAAC